CCTGAAATAGTGCAACCACTAAAATATCCATCATTTATATAATTTGTAATACCAGTTAGACCTAAAGTTAGACCTGACATACCTATTAATTTAGAATTAATAAATCTACCATTATTAACATCACAATTTATTAAATTACAATTTTCAACAGTGTTATAATAAATATTATTATTCGATAATATAGTAGATGTTTGTGATACATTATTCTTAAATTTAGAACTATAATTATCAGTAGTTAATATAGTTTTTATATCTAAATACTTATCATAGAATACTATTCCATATAAACTGCTCCATTTTAATACGCCTTGTGTTACTTTCATCTAAATTTGTTATTTTTCCATTCTTATATATAAAATTTTTATTCACTCAATTTCAAATATGAAAACAAAAAATTAATATATACTATATGGAAACAGAAGAAAGAAAATCTATTATGAAAACCGCATTGACAAATTCTTTTGTTGATGATTATGAGGCATATAAACATACGATTGAATTTATAAATAATGATTTAAAAGAATCAAATATCAATTTTAAATATACATATGATGAGTTTTGTGTTGAATTTTTAAATGAAACTCTAGAGAATATAGAAAATATTGATATTTTTAATTTTGAACAATTCAATCAATTTTATATTAACTTTTGGAATTTTAATTTATATACATTACAAAGTATGCTAAATAAAAAAATTGATTCTCTTGGATATAAATTTGAAGATTTCTTCAATACTTCAAAAATAAATAAAATTTAAAATGAAAGTAAAACCGATAAATAAATTCCTTAATTTTTTTCTTGGACAAAATGTTATTGCGATAACACTTTATCCTTTTGGTATTTATACTAATTCAACTGATATTTATGTAATAAATCATGAATTTATACATGTTCCACAGCAAAAAGAAATGTTAATATTACCTTTTTATATATGGTATATTTTAGAATGGTTAATAAAAATTATTTTTTATGGTACAGAAGCTTATGTAAATATATCATTTGAAAGAGAAGCATATTCTAATCAAAATAATTTAGATTATTTAAAAACTAGAAAGCATTTTTCGTGGATGAAATATCTTTAATTAAATTATTAAATAATTAAAACTTTTAATATAAATTTTAATATATATTATGTAAAATGTTCCAAGGCTTAATATGTTTTGAAATGTTTTTAAGGCTTAAAGGCTTATAAAAAAAAATTAAAGGCAATGAAAGAATTTGAAAATGTCGATTTATTCGAATCAGTTGACGCACAGAGTGAAACATTAGGTTTCTTAGACAAAAAAGCAAGTAGTTTAGATGGTATCTTCCGTCCAAAAATAACCGACAAAAAGAAAGGTTATACAGCTACACTTAGGTTTTTACCAAGTTTATCCAAAGATGGTAAAGTATTACAATCAGCAATTGAAAAACACCAACATTATGCTGATTTAAAAGATTATCCAGAATTAGCAGGTTATTATGATTGTATGAAAAATTTCACTGATAAATGTGATATGTGTACAATGTACTGGAAATTAAGAAATTCAAAAAATGCGGCGGACCAAGCAAAAGCAGAACAAATTAGTCGTAATACTAAATATTATTCCTATGTACTTATAATCGAAGATGAACAAAATCGTGAATTAGAAGGTAAGATTTTAATTTATCCTTACGGTTTTAAAATTAAAGAAAAAATTAAAAACCAAAAAGAAGGTACAGTAGGAGAACCTTGTAATGTATTTGATTTAGCTAATGGTAAGAATTTCAAACTTATTATGACACAACTTGGCGAATTTCCTAATTATGATTCTAGTGGTTTCATGGAAGTTTCTCCTATTGCAATTAATGGTAAAAAAGCACCTGTTGAAGTTGATGAAAAAACTGGTAAAAATAAAATTACTAATCCTAAAGTTAAAGAAAAAATTACCCAATTTTTATTAGATCGTACTGTTGATTTAGAAGATCATTTGGCAAAAGAATGGTCAGCAGAAGAAAAGTATAAAGTTTCACAAATACTTGAAGTTATATCAGGTAATGAATTGAATACAACTAAAAAGAATGCTTCAAAATCATCATCAGATAACATTTCAACAAAAGAACCAGATGAAGACTTAGCAACATTTGGCGAAAATGATGACGCAGGTGATTTCTTTGAAATTGATGGAGATTAATTTAGATTAATCATAAAAAAAAGAAGACATATAATGTCTTCTTTTTTTTATGTCTTTATTTAGTGTGACGTAGTTGTGGTTGTAACAGGAATAGTTGTTGTTGTTGTTGTTACATGAGTTGTAGTTGTTGTTGTAACAGGAACAGTTGTTGTTGTAGTTGTTGCCACAGGATATGAATATATGCTTGTTGTACCAGTAATAGTAGTGCCTGACAAATAACTATAATCAACATAAACATCATTATTAATAACAGTAGAAGTTCCAGGTATAAATTTATCAGTAATATTTCTGATTCCAGTTATAGTTATATTATGGTATGATAAATATGCACTATTGTCAGTGTGACCTGAATAACCAACACTCCAATTTCCAGCTGCTAATACTGGGATTACACTATGGAACGCATCTTGTATGTTTTGTTTTCTTTTCATTATTTTTAATTATTTTTTATGCTGATTGCTCACCATTTGTAAATGATATTTTCTTATTTCCTGAATAAGTATAATATACATAAAAGTCTGTCAATTTAGATGGATAAGGTGTAATACTTGTTATAACCGCAGTTTGTAATTCAGCAACTTTACTTGCACCACCACCATTATATGCAAATGCACCTTGAATATTTTTTCTAGTCTTCATAATTGATCTATTATTTTTTATCTATATATTAAAATAAAAAAATGATTTTTTATATAATTAATTTTCATCTTATATTTTTTATATATATTAAATATAAATTATGAAATTTCTATTAAACTATAAGATTTTTGAAAAAACCTCACTTTTAAATATAGGTGTACCATTTTCAGTAATGCAAATAATTCAAAAAAATTATGCTATATCTGATAATGCACAATGGAAGCCGTTAAAATATAAAAAAGATATAAATCCTATATTAAATAAAAATAAAAATAATTTAATAATAACAATTTGTAATAATAATCTATTTGTTTCATTTTCATATGATAAAGAGTATTATATTGAAACATATGAACAAACCATAAAAGATGATTTTGGAAATGAAGGTTGGCAAAGAATAGATAGAATAAAAACTACTCTATCAGATTTATTTAAACAAATAAAAAAAAGATGTAAATCTTTTGTATTAGTATCTGGAGATTGGTCATACGAATTTTCTAATATTAGAAAATTAAAAAATGAAGAAAAAGATTTTAAATACACTACAAATATTTTTAAACAAGACTTTATTAAAAATTATACAAAGATTTATAAAAAATTATATGGTAAAGATTCAGATATTATTACCAATAATATTGTTAAATCAAATTCTTTAACTATATTTGACAAATATTTGATAGAATTTGAAGGTGATTATTCAGATAAATATAAAGAATATCTAAATATACCAATAATGATAGAAAGATGGTCTAGAGATAAAATTATGACCGCATTTATGGTATATTTATATACCAAAAAATTAATTGAACTATAAATGAAACATGTTAAATTATTTGAAATGATAGATAAAGAAAGAGAAGAAAAAAATAAAGAAAATTTAGAAATGTTTACCAGAATGTATAATGGTAACCCTTTAAGTAAAGATAATGATTTTTATGTATTTATTGGAAGAGATAACTTTAAAGAAGTTGAAGATGGTATGTATAAAAAAACTCTAGAAATTGAGAATATGGTTAAACTTATACCAAATGATATGAAAAGTTTAAGTTCAGTGAGTATGATGGAAATGAGAACTAGATTCCAAGGTGGAAATAGTAAATTATACACAATTTGGTTACCAAAATATTTAGAATCAGAAGTATCAGGAAAAGGAACTGGAAATTATCCAAGTGATTTAGAGCCATGGTTAGTTGATTTAATTAATAAGCATAAAATTGAAAATAATAAAGCTAGTCAAGAAGCAAAAGATATTCACAAAAAAATAGTTAGCCAAGTTATTGGAAAAAATAAGGCTAAAAAAAGATATAATATGTAATGAAAATAGATAGATTTAGTATTAATGAAAATGCTGAAGCAAAAAGATTTCATGTGTTTGCTATATACAACGAAGATAATCCGATAGAAAAAGGTGATCAGACTGATTTTGAATTATTTGATGATGAAAAAGATGCTTTTAATTTTTTATCAAATAAATTATATAAAATATATAAAGATTATGAATTAGATTTAAAAAAATTAGATAAAATTAACGACTCTGTTGATTTAATTGAGGAATATGAAAATGAATTTAACTCAAGAGCATTAGAACAAAAAATATTTTATACAACTATATCAATACAACATAATGTAAAATTAGATGATTGGATATTAAGAAGAAGAATAATCAAAAATTTTAACCTTCATTAATTATTTTTTTTGTATATTTGTAATAATAAATATAAATCATTTTAAAAAATAAATAATGGATAATAATTTACGTTACTTATTTTCATTAGCAATTAAACCAATAATGGACAACTCTATAAATAAATGCTTTTTAACTCAAAAAGAATAT